CTTTATTTTGCTCTGCAACGCCATTATCTTTCAACAAACCACCGCCAAAGAATGATGTACCATCCAAAAGGCTAATTATCTCTTCGACTGTCAATTCTTTAACGGTGTACTCATTGTCATCAATTTTTACAACTTCTCTTTTTCTCATAACATGGCCTTTAACTATTACAACCAAACATTAAGCTGTAGTAGTTGTAGTAGTCGTCGTGGTAGTAGTTGTTGTGGTGGTTATGTATTGAATGTCAAAATACGGGCTACTTGGATTATTGGCAGTATCGGACAATCCTTCTGCAGTATAAGACATAACCAAATAATCTTCACCAATAAGTTGTAATGGACCGGCAGGGCCAATGGTAGTGCGATGAAATGTATATGTTTGATTAGGCCCGATGGGGTTGTCAGCAACAAATTTAATTGCATATTCCTGATCATAATTGGTCATTCCAGTGATTCTCTTGCCGCTGCCATTTCATCACAATCAAATGTCAACGTATAATCCAATTGAACAACAGGATTCAAATCTCTTGTTCTAAGGCCAGATCGGCTAGAATAATGAGGGCGTCTTTCTTGAGCTGGTTCGATTTCAAAAGATGGGCAATTACCAATCTCCACAAAATCTCCAGAATCGGGTGGCGTTGTTCCACTCCAAGCCGCAATAGAAAGAATGCCCCTGCCAGCCGGTACATATAACGAAGTGCTGTGAGGTTCGGTCATGATTAAATTCCTTGTGTGTCATGTTGGTATTGATGTACGCAGGAGACTTTAAACGCAACATAAGGATTCCAGTATTCTACATCGGCATGAGCAGTAAGTTGGGTTCCCATGCACAAATCCCCTCTTCTGGGGTCTGCATATAAGGCTGGCCAAATATCATCCAACATCGAAGACACAACAACATCTTGATCCTGTGCAGCTTGTATGTAGACAAAAACATCTACAACAAGCTCTGATATGATATAATCAACCTGCCCATCCCTTCCAGCAATATGATTCTTGGGTACTGGAAGTCTTCCAACCACTGCTGCAACCGGCAATTGAGTTTGCGCAAAATCCTGTAAATCTGAATAAGTTTGGATTGTGCGCTCAACTGTTGTAATACCGGATACACCTTGCATAATGGCAACATCAGCCAAAATAATTTGCTCGCGCTTGCTATTAGCTGCCATCTATAATTCTCCTAACGTACTTACGAGCTATTGTCATAATGCCGTCAATATCTTCTTGGGACAATGCAAAGAATTTTCTTTTTTGTTGTAAGAAGAAAGCTTTCTTTGGATTCTTTGCACCTTCCCTATCAGATGTGTTGGCAAAAAATAAAATAGTTGATTTTGGGCCGGATTTATACGTCATGGAATTGAACATATCGCCATGGAAAAATAAATTAACTGGTGCGCTTTGCCTTCCCTTTTCCGCCCTGAACAATTTGTATTTTGGGCTATAAGGCGCAAAAGCTTTTCCATCGGCATCCTTGCCCTTTAATGTTCTTTGTTGAATATTGACAATGGCATATTCAGAAATTTCAGCGAAGAATCTTCTGCCAAAAGCATCCCCCGGTATTTGACCCAATTTACGAAGAAGTGGCCTTGAACCTTGTATCGATATGATTGCATCCCTTGTCATTAGGACCTAACCAATCTGCGATTGACACGAACTGTGTATTCATCATCATTCAACACGTCATCGCCATCCCAATCATAATCAATTCCAACCGCCAAAATAATATTTAACTCCTCGTTGTATCTCTTTCTAAACGAGCTTTCGGCGCGTTCAAAACCATCCTCTTCGCCGCCATCCTTCTTCAAATACATATATGCCAATTCGAGCGATTTGAAGGAGGCAAGGCGTGTCAATTGGTCATTCATGACTAAATCAGGATCAAAAGCCGTAAACTTTGGATCATAGCCCATTTCTACAGCCGCTTTTCGATACCACCTTGCATTGATCACTCGATTGATGGTATCAAAAGCTTCCTCTCGTTGATCCTGCCAACTGGACACGCCCAATTGAAGTATATTGGGCCTGTATTTTTGCATGTCGCTATCTTCGCAATATACTGTAATTGCCATTGTCAATATTCCCCTGACCTATTTAGCTGCCCACCCGTTTTAGCGCTGGCTTTTTGGGCGCTGATTTATTGCCTGTTTTATTTTTGACATGCTCTTTTGTTTTCGCCTCTTTTGCCTCTACTTTGGGTGGCGGTGCTGTTGGTCTGTCGGCTGGTGCCATTTTCACTTCTGGTGGTTGTTCCGGTTCAACAATCGTTTGTGACTCTGGCATAGTACCAGGAGTCATTACAAGTACATCTCCATCAAAGCTATGCGTGGGTTTTTGGATGATGATATTGGGTGGCTCTGTCGCATCCAGTGGTATTTCAGGATAGCCCAAAGCTAATAAATATTCCGCAACCCTTTGATCATCTGTAGTAAAATGACCAATAGAAAAATCAGCCATTGGCCTATTCGCATCAGGGTCCCAAACGATTGTTTCCAAGTTTGAACGATAAAATCTTCTTTGTTTGCTCTCTTTACTCATTTTAATCCTTCTCAACCACCAATCAATTCGTCCAATTATGCCGTTGTAGTTGTAGTCGAGCTACTTGTTGTAGTTGTAGTCGAGCTGGTTGTTGAGCTCGAACTTGTAGTAGAGCTTGAACTCGTCGTAGAACTCGAACTTGTGGTTGTGGACGAACTCGTTGTTGTAGTGGTTGTAGTTGTAGTGGTTGTGATAAAACCACCTGATTCTGTACCAATGGTTTCATCTATCAATTGAAACCACTCGCGCATTTCAGGCGGTAGACCAGGGTTATTCTTAGCCCACTTCCTAATTTTGTATGCTTCTCTTCCTGTAAATGCCATGTTGTTTCTCCTTTTCTTCAGTCTATAAAAAAGTCCTGAAATTCAGGAGATTAAGCGGTGGCCAAGTTGGTAATGGTTCCGTGATATTCCTCGGGACCATAATCCAAACCGATTTGACCATAAATCTGACCCTTTTCAGCAGCACCGGTTTTGTCCAATTCTTCATAGAAAAGAACGCCTTTTTCAGGAACAGGCAAGAAAACCGGAGAGCAATAGGCCAGATCAGCAATTAACAACGTAGCGGCAGGTACATGCGGAGCCCACACAACACCCAATAATGCAAAATCAGTTTCGATTTGGGAGATGTCCAGGCCACCTATGTTACGATCAGCAGGAGCATAGCCGTATACCTCGGATATTTTCTGCTTCTGAAAAGCATTACAGAAAATAACCGGATTTTGGAATTGTGCGCCATTATCCGCCATGCTCTTGATCAAAGAATTGACCAAATCACGGGACAATGTAGCGCTGGATGCATTAACGGTATTAGTGGTGCATGCGGTAATGATACCCCGTGTCTTTGCGGCGGTACCAGAATCAGTCGCTTGTTGATAAGCACCATTCAAGAAAGTGTAATCAGCATTTACAGCAATTTGACGCATATGAGCTGCGATTTGCCAATCTTTTTCATTCTGAACAGGCTGACCAAAAGTTGAGTCAACCAAGCCGGTAGTAGCATCGGCGCTAATTTGACCAGCAACTGATTGCTTGGCATAAGAAATAGTAACTGATCTGTGGAATATTTGACAGGTATTGACATCCTGCCCACGAACATAAGTCCAAGGTGTGGGAGCGGTAAGAGATGCTGTTTCAGTTACAGCCGGTTGAGATGCAGCTTCAAGAGCCCAAGGCTGAGCCAAAGGGAACTGAAATCCACCAACGGTCTTCACAGCAGCGCCTTGAAGACCACCAATCATATTCAAAAAAGGTGTTTGGTTCGCTCCAATAAGAAAAAGCTCGCCCGTATAGTTCGGACAATTCCACATAGTTCCTGTTGCATTCACATTTGCCATTTTGTTTCTCCTTAAATGTTGGGTTTAAACCGCAACACCAGAGACCGTCAATTAACCATTTCTTTTCAAACGCTGCTCTTCTGCGAAGATCTTGTTTTTCAATGTAACAGCCAATTGAATATTATTTTCTTTCAAAGCGGTTTGGTGTTGCTTTCTAAGAGATTGGAGATCATCAGATCCACCTTGACTGCCCTGTCCACCGCCAGCACCACTGCCGCCACCAGAGGACTTCATTATGGAATCCTTTCCTGGGTATGCATCGATGATAAGGCCGATAGCCTCTTCAAATTCTGCTGGCTCGCCTGGATTTACTTTGGACAGCACTTGGTCACCATTATTAAAATATGCGCGAGTGATAGGCTCTCCATTATCATTCGTTTCCACCTTGAAGTTTTTGCCAAAAAATGATTCAGCCATTGCCGGATCAACAATGGTTGTAAGGCCATCATTTCCAAAATATTTAGATGAAGAAAATTTATTTGAAATCATCAGCGTTCGGATAGTCCCATTCAACTTTTCAACTTCAGCTGTATGGGTTGCTTGTTGCTCTTGGATTGCTGTATCCTTGGCAGAGAGCTTATCCTCGTATGCGCTTGTAATTTCATCCTTCAGCTTTTGGACCTTTTCAGCCTTTACATAATCGGCATCCTTCCAGTTTTCGACTTTAACAAGGGCCTCGTCTGCCTTTTTCTTCCAATCTTCAATGTCCTCGATGCCATCAAGAAATGAAAGTTTACCAGTCATGGTCTTAATTTTCTCCCTATGACCTTGATTCTCTTTTCCAAGATTAGCGATCTTTCCATACATTTGGATTGGATCCAAAGGCAATTCTTTGCCATTGTCGTCAGCATCGACATAGACAAATGCGCCTTGCTCTGTCATGACAGGCATTTTGGTTTCGGGATCTGTTTTAAGCTCCAGTTTCATAATTTACTCCTTGGCTCATCCGAGCTCGTTATGGCAACCCTCTAATCATCCGAATAAATAAGTCGCCGTTAAAATAACTTACATCAATTAATTTAATAATATAAAGTCCATAAAAAGACAAGCTCATTTTCAAGGCTTAAAAAATAATATTCCATATTTACTTTTATTCCATGCCCTTGTATCAAAATGAAGCCAGCTAACTCCATCTTCTACACAAGTTATGTATTTATATCTATCTGCATTTGGATTTTTGCGAATATCTGCGCGGATTTCAGATGCATGTATCCCCTTAATTTTACTGTCAGATGCACGACCCATACAATGTTGACTTGTATAGCTGGATAATTTGAGCTTGAATTCGTTTGTGCTTCTGAATTTCGCACGATTAAAAAGCTCTGGAATAGATCGAAAACCACGCTGTTGATTTCTACCTGCCCAGAGCCAGTCATTTATTATCACACTTCTGGCAAAATATTCTCTAATTTGATCAGCAGTCCATAGAGTCCGGTTATCAATCAATCTCCAAATCTTATTACTTACAACCCTATCAAAACCTGTTCCAACAATTGTATGCTGTTGAATAACTGATTTTGAAAACCATTCTTCTGCTCTAAAATAAGTTGGTATATAATACATTCTTTCCTCAGATATTTAATTTTTCTTCATCTTGTATCCACTCTGGCCTTATTCCACGCCAATGATGTCTACAATTCCAACCGCCACAGTGCGTAATCGCTGGACCGGACTTTCCAGCCCATTTATATGTCCACGAATTGATCTGAGCCAATGTATAAGTTTTACCAGCTCTTCTTTTGCAAAATGTTCTTGTTGTTGCTATCACATCGCCAACATACAAAAATCGATCAATACCAATGTCCTGTGATTTCTTTACGTGGACTTCTCGCATAAAGTTCATGATGCCATCACGGGCATGTAATCTTCCATAATTGACAAGTGGCGTCCCTGTGACCCCAGGCATTTTGCCGCGCAATGCCCCTGTGACTTGATTCACAAGGTCGGAAAATCGAGCGCCACCAATTACATCATTATACATTGCTTGTATAATTCTTTCTTTGGTGACATTACCAGCAACAATATAATTTTGCCACGCGCCATCCCTCAAGACATCCATCATAGTCTTATCTATCGAAGTAAAACGAACAGCTTCGTCCAGCATTTTATATGATCGCTTAAGCTGTGTCTTGTATTTTGTAAATTCACCAACAATAGATAGGGTACCTTGATTCCACTCCGTCTCAAACAATTCCTCGATAGCTTGATGCAGCCCTTGGG